AAAGCATTCATGACTATATGCGTGGGGATTTCTACGGTGGGAGCCGCCGGGACGATCATCTACAAGGCATACACAGAAGCCAAGAAGCCACAGGAAGACACCAACAAGCGGCTGGACAACATCGAGAAGCGGTTGGACGGCATAGACCAGAAGCTGACCAACGATTATACCCAGATTAATCAGAACCGGGATGACATGAATCTGCTTATGCGCAGCATGTTCGATCTCATTGAGAACAAGATTACCGGAAACAATGTAGAGGGGCTAAAAAAAACCAGAGACGATCTGATTCACGCCTTAACAGACAAGTAAGAGGGATTCGCTTGAAAATCTACGATTTTACCGCGCCGGAGCTGGCCTATTATAAAAAGTTCTGCAATTTCGATTCCAGGGAAGCTGCCCTGTATGATTTACGGGCGAAGAATATTCCTCTAGAAGAGTGCGCGGAGATACTGGGATACGAGAATATCCGCAAGTTGAGCCTGCGGGTGAATCGAAAGATTGTGAAAATGACGGATGCCAGCCGGATGCGGGAATGGATAGATACTGTATATTGGAAGAATGAGCTGAAAGGAGAATGACTATGAATACACAAGGAATGATACCGCTGAAAGAGAACGACAGCAAAAAAATATCGGATAGATACCAGAAAAAGACCTATGCAAAGGGCGCTACCTGCATTTATGGGGATACACTGTACAGGGCAAAAGCAGATATTACCACGGCGGAAGAGTGGACTGCTGCTCACTGGGAAGAGACGAATATGGAGACCATCCGTGCCGAAATGGCGGCGGAGGTTAGTTCGCTAAATGCTAGCAAGATTTTTTTTAGAGACATTGCATATACTGCTGTGCAAATAGGAGCCGATGGCTATGGTGTCACATCTGCTGGTATTGGCAAAGATGAAAAAGTTATAGGTTCATCTATTTTAACATGGGGAACAGGCGTAATATATGGCGGTCCTACCCTTGGTGATAAAGGAAGTGGCTATGGATATCTTTTTGGTCCACCCAATACTGTTGTAACTGGATTGAGTATAAGATGGAAAATTGTAAAATCTTAAATCAGGTTAATTTATAAGAATGAATCTTACGCCCCAAGCAGCACCATTCCTAACGTTTATTTTCTTAGTGGCTTCAGTGGTAAAGTATACTGGCTGATCTGTCCCAATTACATGTTTTAGCCATCCATTTTCGTTAAGCATGTCAATATTACATGCCGAGTTATTAACGCTATATATTAGATATCCGATATTATTAACATGAAAAGTATGAGATTCACCGGAATTTATATATACACTTTGAAGATGGCTTTCATATTCTTGTTGACTAGCATTTAACGCACTAACCTCCGCCACCATTTCGGCACGAATGAGGAACTTTTAAGAGCTTTCTCAGGCATTTATAGAGCCTGTGGAAAGCTCTTTTTTTGTGCGAAAATATAGGCATGAACAGATATGACCCTTATGCGGATCCAGATCCGCAGGACGAGATCGAGATACCGATAAGGACAGATTACCGTGATATTATCGCGGCAGTGATGGAGGGCAAGCATGAACGGATATATGCCTTACATGATGAACATGGACGCAATGGCGGCAGAACAGGCGGCCTTGCAGCAGCGAATCCAGCAGATGGAGCAGCAGAGACAGCAGTATCAACCTCAGCCGCAGGCTCCGGCGCAGAATGTGAACTGGATACAGGTGGCCGGAATTGAGGGGGCCAAGAATCAGATTGTACAGCCAGGGCAGACTGCGTGGATGATGGACAACAATAGCCCTGTATTCTACGTCAAGTCCGTAGATGGCATGGGCAGTGCCACATTCAAGGCTTTTCGATTTGAGGAGATTTCCCCGGACTGCATGGCTCCGCAGCCACAGCAGTCCCAGCCGGACTATGTGACCCGCGCTGAATTTGAAGACCTGCTCCGAAAACTGGGAGAACCTACACTGGAAAAGGAGGATAAGACCTTATGAATCCATTAATGGCAATGATGGGCGGTGGCCGGAACAATCCGATGGGTATGCTCGGGCAGGCTATGGGAATGATTAATCAGGTGAGACAGTCCGGGAACCCGCAAGCCATGATGCAGCAGATGGCTGCGCAGAACCCGAACGTAAAAAAGGCTATGGATATGTGCCAAGGGAAGATCCCTGAACAGGTATTCATGGATATGTGCCGTCAGAACGGCATAGACCCCGGACAAATAACCGGGATGCTGAAATAGCTATCTCGTCGGTGCGCAACGACTTGATAAATATAAGATAAGGAGATAACCAACATGACAGATGGAATGGGCTTAACAGCGGCTGACGTGGCTGCTGTAACCAGAAACGACAATGATGGCATGTGGGGCAACGGTGGATGGTGGATCTGGATCATCCTGATTGCGTTCCTCTTCCCGATGATGGGCGGATGGAATCGCAACGGCGTTGAGACAGGCGTACAGGACAACTTCATTTCTGATGAATTCGTCAAGCGCGATATCTTCAATACCAACCAGAACGTAAGCAACACAGCTTGTCAGACCCAGAGAGACATTCTGGAAAATCGGTACACCAATCAGCTCGGATTACAGCAGTTAGGGGCACAGTCCCAGCAGTGCTGCTGTGAGACGCAGAAAGAAATCCTTGAGAATCGCTACGCTGCTGCTCTGCAGGCGCAGGCCGCACAGGCACAGATTGCATCTTGCTGCTGCGATATTAAGGAGACCATTCTGGCGGATGGTCAGGCGACCAGACAGCTGATGCAGGAAAATACCATCCAGAGCCTGCGGGATAAGCTGGCAGACCGGGATAGAGACCTTCAGACCGCATACTGGCAGATTTCTCAGGTCAACCAGACCAAGAATATCGTGGATGCAGTACGTCCGACCCCGATTCCGGCTTTCCTGACTTGCAGCCCGTACTTCGCATATAACAGTGGTTCCTTTTACGGGGGCGGCTGTTGTAGTGGAAACGTGCTGTGACCAACCAGGAGCTTACCGCTCTAGATCTTCTCAACCTTTTCGGAGTTTTTCTCCAGGTGCTCAATTACCAGAGCGACCTGTCACAGGAAAGCAACGCAGATCTCGCAAGACATCTACAAGAGCAGGACAAGAAGTATTTGGAGCGGATTCTGGAAAATCAGAACAGAATAATTAGCATGTTGGAAGAATCCATATCTACCACACGGTAGTCTTGCGCAAGGGGGTAGGCGTGGCCTACCCCATTATTTTTTTAAAGAAGGAGAAAAATATGCTTAATGTAATTGCAAAGACGGCACAGACCGTCAATACCAATCAGAACATTATATTCACAGATACACGCGTCAAATCTCGGCGCTGTGGCTGTCAGAGCGGATGGCTTAGTCACATCGAGGGAAGCGGCCTGTTCACTATCACCAATCGTGGAAATCAGCCGATGGCGGTGGAACTTCAGTTCAACGCAAACGTGACAGCTGCGGCCGCTGGAGCAACCGCTCTTACGCTTGAGCTGAACGGAGAAGCGATTGGGGGTACAGAGATGGATTATACCGTAGTTACTGCGGATGTGTACCAGAACGTAAGCGCGGATACGCTTATCCCGGTTCCGGCTGGAACTTCCTTAACTGTATCGGTTGGGAACATTTCAACTGGAGCGGTTCTTGTCAAAGATGCGAACCTTATCATTAAGAAGGTAGCTTAGGAGGTGATCACATGATTACCTTCAAGAGCAAGGCAGACGTGCAGACAGTAGAGGATGTATACGCCGAAGTCAATGCGCGGTATATCGCCGCGCTGATGTTCCATGACCAGATGGCGGACTACTTCGATTTTCTCGGTCTTCATGGGTATAAGCGGCTCCACGAACACCAGTACTATGAGGAGAGCCGGGAGCGCCGAAAACTGAATCGTTACTATATCAACCACCACGGACGGCTCATACCGGACAGATTCACCGGGACGGTCAACATGATACCGGACGGCTGGTTGACGGCCAATCGAATCAGTGTAGGCCGTGGCACAAAGCAGAAAGCAGTCGAGGACGGATTCAATGCTTACCGTGACTGGGAAGCAGAAACGAAAAAGCTCTATGAGAGTTATTCGCAGAAACTCCGGGAGCTGGGAGAAGTGGCCGACGCTGTATTCCTGGAATCTATGGTCAAGGATGTGAGCGAGGAACTGAAGTGGCTGGAAAGAATCGTCACTGACCTGATATCCGCCGGGTACGATATGGTCTATGTGGTAGAGAGTCAGAAGAAACTGCACGACAAGTATAAGGCAGAGGAAAAGAGGTGGGACAATGAGTGAATTGATTAAGATATTGGAGAAGCAGTTGGAGATTGAGAGTGCAGCGGCAAAGAATAAGCTGACTGCATCGAACCTTGACAGCATCTCCAAGCTGACTACGGCAATCTGTAATCTGAAATGCATGGAGAATGAAAGCTGGGGCCGGGAGATTGTAGCAGAAGCGGCGGAGACGGTCATCAGCAAGTATTCCAACGGAAAGTATGACCATAATATTGATGCTCTGTATGACGCGTATATCGCGGCGAAAAAGTCATATCAGGAAATCGGAGACCAGGGACACCGGGACAAACTCATGGAATCGGTCGGCCGCCTGATGGTAGAGGTCTACGATATGCTTTCGGCAATGGTCATTGATTCCGACTTTCAGGATGAAAAGGCCGAAATTATGAAGCGGATCCGGATGCTTGCAGATGGGTAAAATGTGGTGCCACAACATATATGCCATATGTAGTATGATGGGAGTGTGAAAAGTTATGACTTTAAGCCGAAAGGCTTTGCCGATAGTTTCCCTCCTTTCAAGGATATGCGTCCTTAAAAGAAACCAGAAAACAATGTCCCCTTACCATTGCTCTGGGAGGTTGAAAAGCGGATGCAATTTCCGACGCATATCATCGGTTCATCTCGTCGACCGAACACCTCATATCTAACAGGGCGGGCAATACCCGCCCAAGCCCCTGTAGCTCAACTGGTAGAGTAACTCCCCTGTAAGGAGCTGGTTCCGGGTTCGAATCCTGGCGGCGGCTGTTGCAATTCGATAATCTCAGGTGGTGGATTTTGTCGCAACCACGCGCCCTACGGGCTAAAAGAGATGCAGGGACGGCGACGCCTGCGGGATTGTTGGATTGCTACCGGAATATATCATCAATGGTAGATGTGGAGGGTCGCGCCCTCTGTCCTGGTTCGATTCCGGGTGTTCCGATTACCTTGCCAGAGGTTGATCTGGCTCAATCCATTACCGCTGACGGGCGGTTAAGAAATAACGTTCAGGAGGATTGTAAGATGCAGAACTATGAGCAGATTCTTGCGGAGCTTGGTATCGAGATTCCGGAGGACAAAAAGGCGGATCTGAAAAAGAAATTCGACGAGAACTATCGCACAAAGGCTGATTATGATAAGGCTATCATCAAGAGGGATGAATATAAAACCTCACTGGATGATGTGCAGAAGCAGCTCGAAGAGTTCAAGGATGTGGATGTGAATGACCTGAAAACTCAGATTAGCACACTGACCACACAGCTTGCAGACGAAAAGAAAGCACACGATGACGATACCCGCAAGGCGGCGCTGGAAAAGACGGTTGACGAGTTCTTTGCTACCGTGGACGAAAAAGGAGAGAAAGTATACGACTTCCTCAACGATATCACAGCCAACCACTACCGGGAGGAGCTTTCCAAGGCTCTTGATTCTGATTCCGCAAAAGGAAAATCCATCGCGGATATCTTCAAAGGCATGATTACCGACGCGGATGGAAAGCAGAAAGCCGGAATCTTCGTGGATAAGCAGCAGGCAGCAGCCCAGCAGAATGCAGCGAAGTTCACTAAACCCGCACAGCAGAGCGGCGCTTCCGGACAGAAGTACACTATGTCCCAGCTTATGAAGATGAAGAATGAGAATCCGGATCTGGATATCTCACAGTATATGCAGTAACTGAAAAGAAACCGATAGCACATCAGGAGTGCTACCGCTAACCCACACACCTTTTAACAGTTAATGGGTAGAAAGGATTTTTTTATGGCATTATTTGACCAGAAAAATTTTAACGGCGAGGTTTTTGGGGCCTATGTTGACCGTGTACCGAACCTCAACAGAAATGAGCTTCTGAAGTCTGGAGCTATTGTCGAGAAGCCCCAGTACGCGACCATGCTGCCGGATCAGACTGGCGGCAACTATATCACCATCCCGATTAAGGCAAGAATCGGCGGTACCGCTGATAACTATGACGGTTCCACCAACATCAAAGCGGATTCCCGTGAGACTTATACACACGGAAGAATCGTTGTGGGCCGTGCTCATGGATGGACAGAGAAGGACTTCTCCTCTGACATCACCGGAGAGGACTTCATGCCCGCAGCGGAGGAAGTGGCTGAATACTGGGACGACATCGACCAGGCGACACTGCTGTCCGTCCTGAAAGGAATCTTCTCCATGACCGGAACCGAGAATAAAAAGTTCGTGGACGGCCACACCTACGATGTATCCATGTCTGCAACAGACACCGGATTCAAGGAGACCACTCTGAACAATGCAGTTCAGCAGGCACTTGGCGATAACAAGGGCAAGTTCAGCCTGGCAATCATGCACTCCAAGATTGCTACTGACCTCGAAAACCTCAAACTGCTGGCGTACATGAAGTATAACGATGGAGAGGGAATCGAGAGAGACCTGACCTTGGCTACACTGAATGGCCGCGCTGTCCTCATTGATGACAATATGCCGACTACAGCAGTAGCCGCAAAGTATGTCAAGGCAGCACAGACAGATCCGGGGTCCTTGAAAGTGGCAACTCCTGGAACTGGAACCGGAGAAGTTCCGAAGTCTTCCGTAACCGGAGATATCGCAGATGCAGCTGATGGCGATTATGTCGTACTGCTTCCGGCAGGCACAGCATACACAACCTACGTTCTGGGCGAGGGAGCAATCGAATACACCAACTGCGGTGCAAAGGTTCCCTATGAGATGGATAGAGATCCGGCAAAGAATGGCGGCGAGGATACCCTGTATTCCAGACAGAGAAAGATCTTCTCTCCCTACGGTATCTCTTTCAAGGCTTCAAGCATCATCTCCCCGACAAAGGAGCAGCTTGAGACAGCGGCGAACTGGGAGCTGGCAAACAACAACAGCGGTACTTCCAAGAAGTACTTCCCGGTTAAGGCTATCCCCATCGCACGTATTATCACCCGGTAAAGGAGGCTTCCGGCATGGCTTATGCAGATTATGAATTCTACACCGATTCGTTTTACGGCAGCGCTGTGCCGGAAGATAACTTTTTACGGCTGGCTGGACGTGCTTCTGACTGGCTGGACACGGCGACTTTTGACCGCCTGGTTGATAGTCTCCCGTCCAGCGAGCGGAGCCAGAAGAAGATTAAAAAAGCCGTGTGCAGTCTGGTGGAAGTGCTCTATCAGTTCGAACAGGCCAAGAAACAGGCCAGCGCGGCGGCGTCTGGCTCCTCTTCGGTAGAAGTTGGAACCGGGACGTCCACGGGCATTGTGACTTCGGTATCGTCCGGAAGCGAATCCATATCCTATGCGACGCCACAGCAGGCCGGGGCGTCTGCGAAAGAGTGGAGCGCAGTATATGCGGCGGCGGGCGACCCGAAGCTGGAAAACAAGCTCATGTTGGACACGGTAAGGCCGTATCTGATGGGAGTAACAACAGACGAGGGTGTCCCACTCTTGTATGCGGGGGTGTGAGTATGAATCTACTGAAAAGACTTTTCTGCGACCATTCAAGACAGAGATATATTGGCTCGTATCTGGAAAAGGATGAGCGATGGGATATGCGCACACGACATATATGGCAGTGCAAGAGCTGCGGGAAAAGATTTTGGAGGTAATAGCATGGATGCATTATTAACCAATATGACTATGGTTTTGGCGATAATCGGGGCACTGGCCTTTTGCGTGTCTGTAATCACGCAGGTATTTAAGGGCGTGGGCTTCCTGTCCAAGATTCCGACCGACGCGCTGGTGTTCGTCTTGTCTATCGGTATCACTGTAGCGGCTTTTGTGGCCTATATGCAGTATATCAATATGGTGATTCTGTGGTACATGATTCTGGCGGCTATTATGGCCGGATTCATCGTGGCGTTTGTGGCCATGTATGGCTGGGAAAAACTGACGGATTTGTGGAAGAGGATGAGCAAGACGGATACTTCCGGGAAATGGTGATGGTCTATGTATGACAAGACCATCACTCTATTCAACCGATACGATTCCCAGACCGGAACCGTCTGGTATCCACATATCCTCACAGGCGTAGACTTGAACACAGACCGCGGAGCGATTCTGAAAAAATATGGCCCAGACAGTACAGACAGTGCCCAGCTCCATGTGCGGTATCATCTTCGTGATGGCACGAAAATGATTGCCGATAGCGCAGGGAATGAGCTTGAATGGCTCCCGCCGAAAGAATGGGTAAAGCAGACCAATGATGCGCTGGAAAAATCCATCACATTCTCCCCGGATAGCTTTTTCTGGGAAGGTGTATGGGACGGCGAGACAGTGAATGATGCAGAGTACACAGACAGGCGGTACGATGGCTTCTACGCTTACATGAACGCTAAGCATGACAACGTGTTCTTGATCACCAGCGTAGGTGGCCCGTATACAGTCATTCCGCATTTTGAAGTCCTGGGGAAATGATATGGCACGAAGCAGAAAGTTCCACTTCAAAAAGTACAGCATCGTAAAAGGCAATATCAAGGTATCACTGGATATGTCCAGATTTAACACGCAGTACGGCAGAGCGCAGTATCAGATCGACGGAAACGTAAGCCAAAGCATGATACCGTTCATGCCTATGAATGCGTGTACTCTTGTCAATATCACCCGCGCCGCCAGTGCGGCAGTGCAAGGCTCAGGACAGGTATACGCTGCTTTTGGCCCGCAAGGCCGATTCCTCTATGAAGGAAAAGGTATGGTAGGAGTAGAAAGCGGTAGCCCCTGGGCGAAAGAAGGAGAGAAAAAGGTATTGGTCAGTCAGTATGGCAGAAAGACCAACGCCAAAGAATTCCTGTCTTACAATCATTCAACCCACCCACAGGCACAGGCGGAGTGGTTTGAACCCGCAAAAGCGAAAGACCTAGACAAGTGGGTTAGAGACGTGAAAGAAACGGCTGGAGGTGGCACATATGGAAAGTAATCCTATCAGGGCGGACGCTGGCGGATATGAGATTCTCACAGCGGCAATGCGGGAACTGCTGAACCAGTACCCCGGACTGTACAAGGACGAAACCATCAAATTCGAAGAATTGCAGGCCGACAGCGGCATTGCATTTTCGGCGGACTCCGGCGCATTGGTATACTCTGAAAAAGAGGACGTGTGCGGCGTGATGCACCAGACCTGTCAGTATCCGTTCTTTGTGGTCTACCGGACGGCATCAGACAAGGAGCGCCAGAAAATGAGCGTACAGGAGTTCCTTGACAATCTCGGAAAGTGGATATGCCGGGAGCCTGTCGCCATAGACGGCAAAGAGACGCGCCTGTCTGCGTTCCCGGCCTTGTCCAGCGGGCGGGAGATAAAGCGGATCACCCGCAATAACTCTTACGGCTTGGAACCGAAAGAGAGCGGTGTGCAGGACTGGCTCTTGCCTATCACTGTCCAGTACACCAACGAATACGAAAAATGGTAACTGATTACCGACTGCAAAAGAAGAATGCAGCCGCTACCCTATGAGCCTTTGAAGAGTTATAGGCAGAAAGGATTTTTTCATGATTGAAAGAAAATATCTTGCTCACTATCTGGATTCTTCTTTCGGCGCTGTAAGCACGACTTACGTTCGCCTTGGTAAGAACCTGGAAGAGTACAACGAAGAGCTGAACCCGGATGTGGAAGTCACAAAGAATATCCTCGGTGAGCAGTCCGTGCAGCATTCCGGCTATGAGGTACAGTCCGATGTTGATCCCTTCTACTATGAAGACTACGACGACGCACTGTCAAATAAGATTATGGAGCTGGCGAACACCCGAGCCACAGGCGATAAGTGCAAGACTACTATGGTTGATGTGCTTCTGAAGCCAGGCACAAACGAGGACGATGCACCTACCGCGGTATGGGCGTACAGAGAAGATGTGTACGTCATCCCGACCAGTGTAGGCGGCGACACTTCCGGTATTCAGACACCGTTCACCGTGTATAAAGCCGGAAACCGGGTTAAGGGAACCTGGAATGTGACAGCCAAGACATTCACACCCGCAAGTGAGTAAGGAGGCCACCTATGGCAAGAGAACTGGTTCTCGATACCAGAGAATGGATCGAGATTAAGGATACCAGAGGTAATGTGACGGGCGGATTCTACTGGAACCCGTCAGACCTCGATGTCGCGAAACGGTGCGAAAAGGTCGTAGAGGTTTTCGAAAATCTCCATGTAGACGAGAACGCCGGGGACGATGAACTGTACAAGGTTTCTGACGAAATCAAGAAGCAGTTCGAATATCTTCTGAACACTGACGTGTCCGCATTGTTCCAGATCAATCCGCTCTCTCCCAGACCGGATGGAACACTGTATGCAGAGTATCTTCTTGACGTGATTACTACATTCATTGAGACGGAGATGGATGTCAGAATCAAGCATACCAGCGCCAGAATCAAGAAGTATACCGATAAGTACAAAAAATGAGCGCCTATGACCTGCCTGTAACTCTGGAGGTTGCAGGCAAGGAATACGGGATAAGAAGTGATTTCCGGGCGGTCTTGGACATATTGATAGCCATGACTGACCCGGATTTGTCGGATTACGAAAAAGAAGAGGTAATGATAGAGATCCTGTATGAGGATGATATACCAGCAAGCGGATATGAGGAAGCCTGTGAAAAGGCCGTGAAGTTCATAGACGCGAATATATCCCCAGACAGTAAGCCGCGCCATCGGTTGATGGACTGGGAGCAGGACGCGCCGCTCATTATACCCGCGGTCAATAAGATTGCCGGGCAAGAAGTACGGGCGCTCAAATACCTGCACTGGTGGACATTTCTCGGATTCTTCATGGAGATTGGTGAGAGCCAGTTTTCACAAATTGTATCTATCCGGCAGAAAAAGGCCAAGCGTGTCAAGCTCGAAAAATGGGAGAGAGAGTTTGAACGCGAGAATCACTCACTTATCCATCTTAAGGTCAAGGAGACAGAGGATGCAAGGGCAGCACGTGAAAGCATGGAAAAATGGCTATAAGGCGGTGAGCGATGAAAGCAGACGGAAGTGTCATTATTGATACGCAAATCAATGAGGACGGCATCAAGGCCGGTTCTGAAAATATTAATAAGGCTTTGAAAAATATGGCCGCTTCTACCGCTGACCTGAACGATAAGGCGCGGATCGCCATTGAAAAGCAGATCAACTCCGTATCGAAGATGAACCAGCAGTATACAGCCCAGCTTCAGAAAGTCGAAGAGCTGCAGCAGAAGATAGAAGAGATGCGGAAAGAAGAAGTTCCTACACAGGAATACTCTGCATTGACCGCAGAGATTGAGAAACTGGAAAAATCCCTGGATGCTGTGATTGAGAAAGAAATTAAGTTCGTGGAGACCGGCGGCAATACGGAATCCTCCGCATTTAAGCGGATGGAATACGATATTGACCAGCTCAACGCAAAGCTGGATACGGCCCGGGCAAAGAAAAAAGCCTTGGAAGATTCCGGCGGCGCATATACTCCGATGATGAACACAGATTCTGGTGCCGCTGCGGTTCAGAGACTTGAGCAGGAAGAGCAGAAGCTGGACAACATGAACAATCAGCTCAATACGTCTTATAAGGCCCTGAATCAGAAAGTATCTGAATACCGTGAGAAGATGGAAGAGGCCGGGAAAGAAACGGAAAAGACTTCAAAAAAGACGAAGAATGCCACGAAGTCAATTATTCCGTTCAGCAAGAGTATCTTAACCCTCGGAAAGATGGTTAAGATCATGCTTATCCGTCAGGCAATCCGGGCGATGATTTCCGCAGCAAAAGAGGGATTGCAGAACCTTGCGCAGTATTCGAAATCTGTCAACAAGGATATGTCAATGCTGATGTCCAGCATGACCCGGCTGAAGAATTCGTTCGCTACAGCGTTCGCCCCAATATTGAGTGTAGTCGCTCCGATTCTATCCAAATTCATCGACATGATTTCAAGAGTCGTAACAGCGGTAGGACAGCTTTTTGCGGCTCTTACGGGGAAAAAGACGTTCACGAAAGCCGTAGCCGTCCAGCAGGACTATGCAGCATCTCTTGACAAGACAGCAGACAGCACCAAGGACGCAGAAAAGGAGGCGGAGGGGTATCTGTCCCCATTGGACGAGATCAATAAACTGGAGAAGAAGGACACGGAAAAAGATAAGTCCAGTACTTCCGGCGGCGTATCACCAAAGGATATGTTCGCCGAAGTTCCGATTGATTCCAAATTCCAGGAATGGGCGGCAAAAATCAAAGAAAAATTGCAGCCTATCATTGATGCGATTAAGCGCCTAAAAGAGCCTGCTGTCGCACTGCTTAAGAGCCTGGGCGACACCTGCAAATGGCTTTGGGATGTGATTCTTGCTCCGCTGTTCAACTGGCTCCTGTCCTCTGCAATTCCGAAGATTATTGATATCCTCGGGAAGTTACTGGAGTTGATTAAGGTGATTGTGGACTGGATCAACAAGAATGTCCTTCCAATTATCAAGCCGATTGTAACTGCTCTGCTCAATACAGTGATGGGGGTTGTTGATGGAATCCTTGAAGTAATGGACGGACTGCTGGACTTCTTAATCGGTGCATTCACTGGAGACTGGGACAGAGCATTTTCCGGGCTTCAAAAAATTGCATCAGGCTTCAAAAAAATCGTCGATTCAGTGTTCCAAGGAATCCGTGATATTATGGAAACTTTCGATGGATGGCTTCAAAAAGCATTTGCGATTGACTGGTCAGAATCTTTCGGAGTACTTGGCGAAGTACTGAATATCTTTTTGCGGTCTGTATCGGATATTTGGGAAGGAATCAAGAAAGTGTTCAACGGCATTGTTACTTTTATTAACGGGGCTTTCGCTGGAAACTGGCGGCAGTGCTGGGAAGGCATCAAGGAGATTCTGGCAGGAGTATGGCAGGCGATTGTAGGAGTTGTGAAAGCTCCCATCAACCTGATTATCGGTCTCGTCAATGCCATGATTGACGCTTGCGCCAAGGGCATCAATGCGGTAATCGGTGCATTGAACAAAATTAATGTGAAAGTTCCGAAGTGGGTACCGAAGTACGGAGGCAAAAAATTTGGTTTTGATATAGGAAAGGTCAGAGCCCCGCATATTCCGTACCTTGCGACAGGCGCAGTCATTCCACCGAACGCTCCATTCATGGCTATGCTGGGCGACCAGCGGAGCGGAAATAACCTGGAAATGCCGGAGAATCTTCTACGGCGTATCATCCGGGAGGAATCCGGGCAGAAGTCCGGCGGCAGCTATCGGTTTGTCGGTCAGATTAACCGGCGGGTACTATTCGACGAGTTCATCAGCGAAGCGAAGATGCGGCAGGCGGCAACGGGTATCAATCCGCTTGAACTGGGTTAGGAGGGTGTATGCAGGACTGCATTAAGATTAACGGTATAACAGTAGTCCAGCCAGATGATGACGGATACTCCGCAAATCTGGCTACTACATCCACGGATGATTCAGATAGAGATCAGTCTCTTGTCATGCACAACACGCCAATCGGGACGGTACAAGGGTATGAGCTTAAGTGGTCTTATATTAAGGCTAGGGATGCAGCTACTATCCTGAGAGAAATCATCAATAGATCATCCTTCACTCTGCATTACTTCGACATATTAACGGCATCATGGAGAGACGGAGAGTTCTATGCATCCAACTTCAACGCACCATGTAAAACCTTGGAGGGTGGGGTAGAATGTTGGGACGAGTTATCATTTAATGTAATTGGGGTGAATCCGCGATGAAAAACGTAAGCAATGAATTCATAAGCACATCTTCGGAGCGCACAGATTATTATGTTCTCGCTTCCGTGAAGTTCGCAGACGGGACAGAAAAAGAGCTGTCCCGTAGCGACTTCTATTTGTCAGGAAACAGTTACACGGACGCCGCCGGAAGCAGTTCTTTCCCGCTCGGCGTGGCTCTGGAAAAGCAGATGGGGATATCCATAGTCAATGATGTTGACCAGTGGTCTACCTATGATTTCTACGGCGCTGAATTTACCATGTACTGCTGCCTGGATCTGGACAGCGGAAAAACAGAAAAGATCCTGCTCGGCACGTTCACGGTCATCGAGCCGGAATCTTACGGAAGCATCATAGAAGTGACAGCGGCGGACGCAATGTATCTGGGTGATACGGCCTATACCACATCGTTGTCATTCCCCATGACCGCTGCGGCAGCACTGCGGGATAGCTGTTCCACCTGTGGCGTGACGCTTCAGACAACTACATTCACGAATGGCGACTATGTGATCTCGTCATTCCCGGACGGTATTACACACCGTACACTTTGGGGTCTGTGTGCTATGCTGGCTGGCGGAAATGCCAGAATGGACGAATATAACCGCTTGAATATCATAAGCTATGACTTCTCATTCTTCGACAAGGGTGATCTGGATGGAGGCATCTTCGATGGTGTTACACCTTACGCCAGCGGAGACACGGCGGACGGCGGTTCTTTCAATCCCTGGGACATTGGATACGTCTACGATGCAGGGACATTTTCGGACATGAAAGACTATCACGTGTTTTTCCGTGCAAAGAACCTGACTGTGGCAACTGACGATGTGGTTATCACCGGAATTCAGACTATAGTTGACGATGTAACTTACCTGTACGGAGAAGAAGGATATATCCTGACCCTGACAAATCAGTTGATAGAGGGCAATCCACAAGATGCTATGAACCGTATTGGCCCGCTGATTGTCGGCGTGAGGTTTCGACCTTTCGAAATGGATCACATCGCCTATCCAATGGCGGAGTTCGGCGATGTATGCTACGTCGTAGATCGAAAGCAGAACACCTATCAGTCCGTCATCACCGACGTGAATTTCACTTTCTTCGGATACACGACCATTAAATGCTCCGCTGACAGCCCTATGCGGAATAGCAGCAACTACTATTCCAAGACTACAGAAGCGGCGGTCAAAGCCCGGCTGAACACCAAAAAGCAGTTGGCAGAGTATGACAAGGCCGTCCAAATGCTCACAAGCCTTATCACGCAGTCCTTTGGCGTGTTCAAGACCGAAGAGGTACTGGGAGATGGCTCCACGGTATTCTACCTGCATAATAAGCCTACATTGGCAGAGTCGAAGACTATCTGGAAGATGACAGCCGATGCGTTTGCGGTATCCACAGACGGCGGAAAGACCTGGAATGCCGGTATGGATTCTTCTGGGAATGCCGTGGTGAATGTGCTGTCAGCAATCGGAATCAACTTCGACTGGGCCAGCGGCGGAACTCTTTCCCTTGGTGGAAAGAATAACGGAAACGGCCTGTGCTATCTGTATGATTCGAACGGGAACAAGATTGCAACGCTCGACAGTAACGGCCTTGCGGTTCTGAAAGGAACCATAACCGGAAGCTCTATCACGCTTGGCGGAAATGGAAATACCAATGGATATTTGAGACTCTTGAATGCCAGCGGAACCGAGATTGCAAAGATGAATAGTGACGGCTTACAGATGCTGAAAGGCATTATCAAACTCGGAACGCTTTTTTCTGTGGATGCTTCTGGAAATGTAATATCCAACAGCTTCAAAAGCTCAAATGCTGAGATCACAGGAGGGCACATAAATATAACATCTGATTCTTCGTCGGATAATACCATCGCCTTATCTATTCCAGTTGCAAAAGCATATTTTTACGGAATGGGTATGGAAGTAGAAGGAAAAGGAAACCTATCTGGATGGAGCTGCGGTCTTACCCTTGGTGTGCTGACAACAAAAGATTCCAGCGGAAGATTTGAGGTGTCAGGCGGAGATATGTACGCATCCGGATCCAAGAGCAGAGTTGTGGATACTGACAACTTCGGTGAAGTTCTTCAATATTGTTACGAAACCCCAACCCCCATGTTCGGTGATATCGGCACAGGACAGACAGATGAATCCGGCAAATGCTACATCTACTTCGATCCGGTATTCCAAGAGACGGTATCCGCCGATTACACCTATTGCGTATTCCTCCAGAAAGAGGGAAAGGGCGATATCTGGATATCAGAAAAGACCGCCGATTACTTCCTCGTAGAGGGTACGCCGAACCTTGCATTTTCGTGGGAAGCCAAAGTAAAACAGCGGGACTACGAATACCGGCGTCTTGATCCGCTCGACCGTTCGCAAGATGAACAAGATACAGATTACGAGGTGCTGGCTGCGGTCTACCTCGCCAACTATGAAAAGGAGATATTAGATTATGAAGAAACTGACTAGCTTCACCCATCATGTCACAGCGGAAGGAGACCGTATCTCCTACACCTATTCAGAGATTGACAGCACCGGAAAGCTGGTGAACCAGAACGTCCGGGAGAACTTCATCGTTGTGGATCCAGATCTTCAAGCGCACGTAGACGCAATCCGGGCGTACATCGAAAGCAGAATGGAGGGATAGTATGGCGATTCAGAGCAGGCGTGGAGCCTACGGAGATTTCGACCCGAACAAAATGTTGCCGGGCGAATGGGCGTCGGTGTTGAAAGACGACCCCAAAGCACAGGACGGAAAGTCCGTGTATATGTGCTTCTCTGCCGGAGACGTAAAACGCATGGCGACCTATGAGGACATGAAAGATAACATCAAGGAAGCCACGGGAGACGTTGTACAGGAAGTCACAGAAGAGTATGCGGGTGAGATTAAGGCAGCGACCAAAGCGGCCAATGATGCTGCGTCTGCGGCTGAATCTGCTACATCGGCGGCGAATACGGCTACCGGGTCTGCCAATACGGCGGCATCATCGGCTACGGCGGCGGCCAAGGCTGCGAACGATGCGGCAAAGAACGTCAAGAATGATTTCTACGGGGCCTATGCGGATTTTCCGGAGACAGGTGAAGAGAATAAGATGTACATTGATACATCTTCCAATCCGAACAAAATCTACACTTGGGATTCTGCCAGTGAGTCCTATAAGCTGGTAAGCGGAGGCTCCGAAGAGAACCCGACCTATGACGTAACGCTTACTCTTCCGGTATCTGGATGGGTTGGTGATTTTGCGCCCTACGCCCAGACCGTAGCATCAGCGGGCATGACGGCTGACAAGTCCCTGGTATTCGCCATGATTTCTGCCGGTCCGGTGCCGACTGATGCAGAGTATGAAGCCTATGGAAAGCTCACAGGTGTTGCGCAGGGTGTCAACAATGTGACTTTCTACTGCAATGAGAAGCCGACCACCGAGTTGAAGATCCGGGCATTTTGCGGAGCCGGATCCGACGAGGGTACAGACCTGTCAATCATCGGAGAGGGATTCAATGCCAATAAAAGCTACGCCATTGGTGACTACTGTGTCAATGAAAGCTCGCTGTGGGAGTTTAAGGCGGCGAAAGGTACAGGAGCATGGGACAGCTCCAAAGTTACGAAGAGAAGTGTTATCGGCCTGATTCAAAGTTTGCAGTCCAGGGTCTCTAAACTTGAGACACAGGTTAGTTCGTTAAATGCTAGTAATGATTGGGTATTGTTAGCTCAAAATAATACCACCACAGAAACAACAACTAATGTCGATACATCACCATATCGTTTCATATCGTTCGAATTATATTTTTATGCAGGAATGATTTTACAAATAATCGTCCCAAGAAATCGTATTGGTTCTGTTCGTTCTTTATCAACGTTAATTGATGGAGATATAAACGCAAAGGCTTCAGTCGATTATCAAGGAACAACATCAAATACCATTGCAATAAAAGTGTTAGTTAATTTTAATAACGCTATAAGCGGACGAGTATATGGTATTAAATAATAAATTCAATAATAATATTACCACTGAACAAAATTAGAAGGTACATATACAACTTGGACTTTTGCATTTTTTACATTTGCAACACCGCTGTTTGGATTGTACATTACAACTGTAACACCAGTAGTTCCAAATCCGCCATCATTAAAAAATGGAATAAGGTAAGGATTATCACTAAATATGTAAAATCCAATTGCCTTATACCCATCAACAGAAGGGAAATCAATCCATTCATAGATAGGAGATTGTGGACTAATTTGTTTTCCCTTCATTATAGAAACTTCACGATAAATAAATTTACTAGCATTTAGCGAACTAGAGGAAGCGATAAAAACTGAATATAAAGCCATAAACCTGGATCATTTTCGTGAGGTCACGAAGATGATCGCAACCGAAAGGAGAAAATCATGGCAATCATGGTATCTTCTGCCCGCTCTGATGAGCGTGGTAGATACTCCGGCGGTAAGCCGGGAGACCAGAAACAGAAATCAAAGACCAATGACACCCGGGGCGAGGTAAGTATGCAGACAATGTATACCCACCGGAAAGGGTGGTATATCCTGCGCCCCAAAAAGGTATCACACGCCGATGCGATTGCGGACGGCGGCACCAGGGCGGCGAACAATCCCAATATTGGATACAGCCAGTCGGACAGGCTGGGCGTGGTTAAGCATGGCATTAGCACCAAGGTCAAGACCAATGCAGATTGCAGCTCCCTGGTGCGGCAGGCGGTAAAAGAAGCGACCGGGAAAGACCCGGGCAATTTTACCACAGCCAACGAGGCCAAGGTATTGGCCGCCACGGGACTGTTTGCAAAGATTACTTATGTAAACCAGTCAAAAACCCCGGTCTATAATGGTGATATCCTTGTCACCAAGACCAAGGGGCATACCGTCATCGTGGTATCCGGCAATCCCCGCCCGCGTGCCACAGTCGGCAATCCGTACCCGGTGCCGACCAGAACCATCAAACTGACGGATCCGATGATGAAAGGCGACGATGTGGGCTGGGTGCAGTATCATCTGGTACGGCTTGACTGTATGCCGGAAAAGACCGCAAAGGGCAACAGCAACATTGACAAGAAATTCGGCGGCACCTCAGAGGCGGGTGTGATTGAAGCCCAGAAGCGGTATGGTGTGGAGCCGAATGGCATTGTTGACGCGGCAATGGTTGATATTTTGAGATGGAATTAAGAGATCCCCGGAGCAATCCGGGGATTTTTTTAAATTATTTTAAAATAATGCTTGACTATTTGTACAAATAGTGATATGCTTAAATCATCAAAGGAACGGAGGATAAAAAAATGAGAAAAATGGTAGTAAACGAGTATGGTGTTGAGGTTGATTTCGAGGTCGCTGTAATGTATATGGACGATGAGATTCGCGAGGAGATTCACAACGAGCTTGCACCGTGTACAGAGCAGGAGTTTTTCGATGAGTACGCAAAGCGCCATGAAGAAAAATTCGGAGAGGAGTGGGAGTTTGAAAAGGAAAATCCGTGTTATTAAAAAATAAAGTGGGGCTTGCGCGCCCCGCTTTATAGCAATGGAGGGCGAGAAAATTGAAAAACACAAAAAAATGTGTGATTTGTGGTAAAGAATTTTTTTGCAGCCCATCGCGGAACGTAGTTACATGCTCAAAAGAATGCCGCTTGAAACATATAAGTAATACACACAAAGGAATGAAAATGACATCAGAGGCGCGGGCAAAGATCGCAAGCGCTAGAAAAAATCTTGAAACTGCGTCGGAAATCCAGCGGAAAGCTACGGAAGCTGCAAAAAAGTCTCCAAAATCTGGGCGTTTTATCACAAACAGGGCGGCCATTGATTGGCATCTTGTTAGCCCAGATGGTCATCATTTTTATATTCATTCTTTGGCATTCTGGCTTCGTGAAAACTGCAAAGAATACTTTGGTGTAGAGCCGGACAGTAGAGGGTATTTAAATGCTATATACGGGCTTAGCAGAGTAAAAAAATCTGTTCTGGGCACTCTGCCAGCCGGGCAAAGACCCGGGTACACATACAAGGGATGGAGTGTGATTCCGACAGAGCAGGACAAAGCGAACGCGAGAAGCATATACAAGGTACAGCGAGGAGGAACAGGTGATTGAAGAAAAAAATAACAATATGTAAATCTGGCGGGACAGCCAGCAAAAACGCCTTAATCTACAGGCTGACCGTCCCGGCGGAGATGATAAAAGCCCTTGGGGTCACACCCGAGGACAGGAGCATAGAGCTGGATATGGTGGGCGATACCCTTACAATCAGAAAAACCAAGGAGGAAAAGTAAGCAAAAATCCCGTCCGGTTAATTCCGGGCGGGATTTTTTGTGTTAAAAATGGGGGTAAATAAATATATATATCATCGTGGTTTTGCTTCATATAAACCATGATGATATATGTATTTTTGGTAAAAAATTAAATCCTCAATTTTACTGACATTCTAAACGGTACATGACTCTTCGCTTCTTCGTGCGTCCTTGAATATTCGATTCGTTCTATTACAGTTTTCAGAAAAGCGTTCTTTTCTTTGGCAGACAGCGAAGTGCTTTCTATGGCCTTAATCGCATCGGAAAGCATGGCAATCTTTTTTTGAAGATGTTCCCTCTGTGGTTTCTCGCTCCGCAACTGTTCCAGAGCTTTTTCAGCATTCCCTTTGCTTTCCGTATTTTTCAGATTCAACTTGTCGAAGATCTCCTTCGGCATTTCTCCATCCGCATACTTTTCCCATAGATGTAACTCTTTCAGTTCTAGCGTTTGCACCTGCTTCTCAAGCATCTGGATCTGGGCTTCTTTTTCTCGACCATCGCTTTCTTCTTCGAGCTCTATCTTGCAATCCTCAATAGAGCAGAGCAAGGATGATACTAATGCCTGCGAATATTCGGAAAATAGGCAAGAAGCAGCTTCACAATTTGTAAGACCAGAACATACAAGTCGAGGATTATATTTGAACTTTCCGTTCCGGAGCCCCGTGTGGTACATCATGGCTCTTCCGCAGATACCGCAATACGCAATTCCAGCAACAGGGTTGACCTGCTCATAGCTATCACGCTTCCGACTCCGGTTTTTGAGCAGCTCTTGGACGTGAACAAAAACATCATGGTCTATCATCCGCGGGTGCCGCGCTGGGAAAAGCTCATAGTCTTTTGAGCGCGGCCTGGATTTGACAACTTCCCCGTCTTTCACGCGTGAGACATCGCCACGCCTTTTCCAGGCAATCATCTGGTCGTAGTGGTCATTCTTGGCAATATCGAGGAGCATCTGAACCGTCCAGGGCTTCCCGGCTGGTGAATTTGCTCCCATAGCCTTTAATTCTTTTGCCACAGTATATGGCAGCACGCCTGCGTTAAGTCGGTCGAAGATATACCGGACTGTTGGCGCATCGGGGCCGAAATCCAGTGTAGGCCGCTTCCTCTTCCCATCCTGCACAGTTACACGGACAAAACCGAACGGCGGCTTTGAAGCGATATACCATCCATCCTTGACAGACTGATATTTTCCACGGGCAAGAATTTTTTTCGTATATTCCAGATATTCATTTCCTCTCTTAAGTTCCCTCTCAAAGAAATCCCGGTCGTAGTCATCCTCAATATCATATATCTTTTGAGGTGTGATCACCTTGGTATGGGTATACCGCAGTATCTTAATCAGTCGCCCAGCGTCCTCTAGGTCTCCTCTGGATAATCGCTGAACCTCTACCACCAGCACGCCCTTAATACCAGGTGATTCCACCTGACGGAGAACCTTGCAGAATTCCGGGCGATCTGCTATGGTCTCGCCGGATACGACCTCCCGATAAAAGTTCTTTGCCGGGATATCGTGGACAAGGTTCCGGCCTATCCACTCCCGGATAATCTCTTCGTGCTTTTGAAGCACATCCTCTACCGATAAATATGGGTCATCGGATCTGGATTTTCGGAGATAGACAAGGATCTCCTCTGGTTTGAATTCGTAAGATTGATACACTGTACATTCCTCCTTGATATTTTTATTCCAGAATGATACAATGCAAGTGTAGTAGGTGCATTGTGATTAATTCCGGTGTGCAAAAAGTCCAGGCGTTGAAGCACCTGGACTTTTTCTATACGTAATATGGATCCGGCTTCAGTAGTATCAGAATCAGGTCTACTATGATTCCTACACCGCAAAGCCCGAGGGTAAGCAGATATATGATTGCTGTGAATATCTTCCCCTCATAGAAGCGATGTGCGCCCATCCATCCGAGAAACAGGCACAAAAAGAAAGATACCCATTTCCTTTTCATCTTTCCAGCCACAACTACCGTATTCGATGCGGATGCACTGGCCGCAGCGGAGTTATTGATAATGATATTGTCGGGCTTGGAGGACTTCAATTCCTCCACCTGCTTACCACACTTCGGGCAGATAACGCAATCAGCGTCAATGACTTCTCCACAGTGCTTACAATACTTTGTTTCCACTATCACACCTACTTTCCTGTTATGTAGCTGTCCACGCCATCGCAGGCCGATTTCCGGCCATTCTCAACCACCTTGGACAGCGATTCAATATCAGGCATAATCTCACCCTCATTGACCAACTCACCACGAGCGGATTCCATCAAAAAGTTGTCATACACGGTCTGAGCCACGTTCACCCTTGACCGCATAGAGCAGTGATTATCCGCTACAATCATGTTAAGCTGTTCACGCCACGATGATCCAGTATTGCCAAAGATGCAGAAGTAAGCCCGCCGGATATCCGTGTCGGTGAAATAGGTATCAACGTAGTGATGTATCTGCTCTCTCATGGATGCAATATTGCCATCTGTGCTGTGTGATATTGTGCCTGGATTATTATACTCTACTAAGTAACGCCCCAAATTCAGCCCAAGGACTTCAAACCATCGTTCCAAGGTGCGGTACCCCGGTTCCCCGATTCCAGCTTCCCAATTCTGAATGGTATTTATTGACTTCCCCAAGGCCTGTGCCATGTACTTACGGGACTTTCCCGCGTCTGCGCGGGATTTCTCGAGCATTAGCCCGAAAGCCCTTGCTCTGTCTGCTTCCATCATATAAGTTCATTGTTCCCCTCTCTAACCAAAAAACTGATGTTTTTGTTGAAAAAATCAACCAAAAAATTTTGGTTATAAAAAATTAAAAATTCACCAACTACATTTTTTAGACTTATTGTATAATCAATTCAAAAGTTATTGGTAAATCTTGTATCTATATTAAAACAATACGATGAGTTTTTCAAGTAAAAAATGTAAAATCGACACAAATAGACATTACATTTTTGAATAGTTGACAAGCACAAACATACGTTCTATAATTTAAGCCAAGGAACGGCGAGAGGGGGATCTGCATGGGCGACAAAGAACGAATGGAGCAGTACAGGAAAGAGATTCTGGAGATGGTGGAGAAGATCAATAGTGAAAAAATAATGAATCTCGTATATTGGTATGTCAAAAGGGGATATAATGAAGAAAGGGCGGGGAAAAATCCCACGCCCTAACACCTAAAAGACGAACTTCTCAAAAAAATCACACAGCAAATCCTTTTTATCGGGCGGCAGCTGGTCGTATTCAAGAATTATTTTTTTGAAGCGATCATCTGTCAGCCCGATTTTCATTACAGCGTCAGAATATTCTGCATCAACATCCCGGCTGATTTTTTCATCAGTAAGATCCGTCAATCCTATACGGAAGTAATCGGCCAAAGCTCTCAACTTTCCAGTACCCGGCATTGACTTACCAGTACACCACATGTTAAAAGTTGATGTGTTTACGCCGAGGCCATCGGCGATTTCTTTTTGCTGCTTCTGACTATTCGCAATGTACCTACAAAGATTTTT